ATATAAGGTTATACACAATAACTGATTCATCTTATTTGCAGAATAACATGAATATCGATGATGACATTCGCATTGAAAAAACGCACGATGGCAAAGAAACATATATTTTTGATCCATATAATCCCCTAAATAAATTGATCACTGTAGAGGCGGTAGAGGGGTTTTTAAGTAGGTATGGAATCAAATACAAGGTCCACAATATCGAATTGTATAAACGTGCCTTTGTGCATCGATCTTATATCAAACGTCCCAATTTAGAAAACGAGGTGAATAACATTGTGATCGTCCCTAAACCAGACAATTGTCTTCCTTTATACACAAAATCAAACGAACGACTTGAATTTATTGGCGATGGTGTGCTAGAATGTATCACTAAATATTATTTATACCGGCGTTTTCCAAAGGAAAACGAAGGATTTATGACAGAAAAGAAAATCGCATTAGTGAAGAACGAATCTATTGGAAGAATGGCCTTCGAAATGGGTCTACATAATTGGGTGATCCTATCTAAACATGCCGAAGGGAAACAGATTCGAACGAATTTAAAGAAGCTAGGATGTCTGTTTGAAGCATTTATCGGCGCATTATTTTTGGATTTCAATAAAATTTCAGTGCGCGACGAAGAAGGATGGTTTCAAAATGTATTTGTGACCGGACCCGGTTTTCAAATGGCGCAAATATTTGTTGAATCCGTGTTTGAAAAACATGTCGATTGGATTTCGCTCATTCGCAATGACGACAATTATAAAAATATCTTGCAAGTGATGATTCAGAAGGAATTCAAAGTAACCCCGGATTATTTGGAAGTTATGGAATATAACGTAGAAACGGGATACCACATGGGCGTATATCTATGTTTAGGTCAGGGAGTCCACAATTTGAATCATACACATTCAATATCACTTGACCGTTTCACATGTTATCGCGAAATACATCAACACATGTCGCAATATGGGAAAATATTTGTCTTCTTAGGAGAAGGCGTTCATAAAATTAAAAAGAAGGCAGAACAAGTGGCATGTGAGTCGGCTATTTTACGCCTGAGCTCATTCTAAGGTAGTTCCGCCACATACAATGTAGGCCACTATCCAGCCAATGGAAGAATATAACTGATCACCCACACTGTTAAGTGGTGCGTCTGCATGTTCTTTACCGCCTGGCCATAATGTTATTTTATTGATTATTTTCATACCGTAATTCGTATTTTCGAACCATTCAAACCACATATGTAGCACAAACCAAGTTAAAAAGGACATTCCCCAATAATAAACTACAATTCCCGTCGCGAAATGTAGCAAAGAAAATTTATCTGTTAGAAACACACCCATCCAAAATATATGTATATAATTATGTGTATATATTTTGTTATCCATCATTACAAATCATAGATAGTGTCAAGAGTGATTGCAAATAACATGGGAAATTGCCATGTATTAAAAATACGCGAATGGTCTTTATGCTTAAGGACTAAAACGTCGATGAAAAAATAAAAGCTGAGCAGGGTTGCCATTACAATAAAAAATAAGAATAATTGAGGAATGAGATCGTTCATTTACATATAAATATATTTTTTTGGTGGCATTGCTCTAAACTTTTGAATTTTCGTAATTGGGTTGGGAATAACTACAGATAGTTCCTATACTACTACAATTGGGACATCTGCAAAAATATTTTGTTGTCCGATTGTGTTTGTCGCAAGAAACATGAAATCGGATGTCACAATGTATGCATCGGGTTGATTTACGTCCATTGATCCCCTCACAACAGATCCCACATGTATCTGCGCGATTGCTTTGGAAAGAAAGATAGTTCCCCATTTTGTTTGCTATTACAACTCTTGCCCAAAACCGGTTGTTTAATCAATTTTTTCTAGGAGTTTTTCGAACGTCGAATAACTTCTTATGACTGATTCGTCGGTATCGATAATATTTTGTAAGTGTATAATATAGTTTCCAATAGTAGAAAATACCATGTTTGCATTTCGACCTTTAGAAATGTTGGAACGAAAGATCATTCCTAGACATATGCCGAATATACAAATACAATTGAATCCGCCAGTGGTGAATCTCGATCAAGTGGAGCCGGATACGAAGGTAGAACCGATTGAGATTATCCCGTTAAATTTAAAAATTGTCGATAAACGCAGGTCAAGTGCAATCGATCGCACAGAAATATTGGATCGATTACGGAATAAGTCGGCGGTGCAAGTTATTGATGAAAATATACAGAAAAAAATGGAAATGAAAATGCCCGAGGTAGAAATGAAAATGCCGGAAGTGCCCGAGGTGGAAATGAAAATGCCGGAAGTGCCCGAGGTGGAAATGAAAATGCCGGAGATGCCGGTAAAAACGACCAAGCGATTGGTTATCCGACCACCGGTGGAAGAAATAGCTCCTATGGAAACGACTCCAGTTATCACTGCAGAAGAGGATGCCGCTATTTTACAGGAATTGGAAGAAATAACCAAAACAACCTATACAGTAGAGCCCGAACCAGTTATTTCTGAACAAGTTATTTCCGAGACAGCAGAAGTCGAACCGATCGTGATTAAACGCCGAGGGAAACGAAAGCCAGCTGACGTAGTTGCCGCCGCCGAATCTGAACCCGATGTCGACCTGACCACTGCAGTTATTCGAACACAGGTGGTATCTGACCGTTTGCCGAAAGAGCGTGAACGTGTAATCATCAAGGCGCCCACATACTATATGAGCAATCGTAAAATCTTCATTCAGAAGTTAACCGAGATGTTTAAGCCATATCAAGACGAGATATTGGCGAATGCCGAATCCGTGTCATGTTCATCACAAGGAACTTCCGGTAATTTCGATTTACTGACCCATCAAAAAATTGTGCGCGATTACCTGAATTTGTATACACCTTACCGCGGGTTATTGTTATACCACGGTCTAGGATCTGGTAAAACCTGCACATCCATTGCGATCGCCGAAGGTATGAAAAGCAACAAGCGCGTCTTCATCATGACCCCGGCGTCTCTGAAAATGAATTTTTTCAGTGAAATGAAGAAATGCGGCGACTATTTGTATAAGAAAAATCAATATTGGGAATTCATCAGTATCGATGGCAACCCAGACTATGTGGGTATCTTATCCAAAGCACTGTCCTTGTCTACCGAGTATATTCGCGAACATGGTGGAGCATGGTTGGTAAATATTAACAAGGAATCAAATTATACCGTCTTATCTCAAGACGAGCAACGTCAGGTGGATACGCAATTAAACGAAATGATTCGTAGCAAATACACAGATATCAATTATAATGGTTTGAACATGAAAAAAATGCAGGCACTCACCGGCGATTTTTCACGAAATCCGTTCGACAATGCCGTGGTCGTGATTGACGAGGCGCACAACTTTGTAAGCCGAATTGTGAACAAAATTAAAAAACCCAAGTCGATTTCCTACATGCTATATCATTATTTAATGAGTGCAACCAATGCGCGTGTCGTGTTATTAACTGGCACTCCGATTATCAACTATCCAAATGAAATCGGTATTTTGTATAACATATTGCGAGGCCACATTAAAACGTGGACATTGCCCATTAAATGGGAGAAAACGAGCAAGTTGAATACGGAAACCATATTGGGTATGTTTGACGATTCCAAACTGAAGACATATGATTATGTTTCCTATGCAGATAATAAACTGACAATTACGCGAAACCCCTTCGGGTTTGTGAATGCCAAAAAGAGAGGCGCGCTCAAAGGCACACGGAAAATCGTAAAACCAACTAAGATGGTGGGCAGTGGTTCCAAAAATCGTAAAACCGCAAAACGACGCCCACAAGAAACATTTGCTCCGAAAATGTCTTTTACTGAAATGGAAATCGAGCCAGATGCTCAAATCGCACCTGAATTACAAAAGGGGTTTAATCTGGATGATCGATACTATAATGGAGGAGCAAGCGAGGATGTGTTTGATCGATACAATGGCGTATATTTGGACGAAACGGGAAATATCACAGATGCGCAATTTATCAGTGAAGTGGTTAAGATATTGAAAAGTAGCAAAAATGGCATAACAGTGGCGGAGAAAAACATCGAGGTCGTTAATAACAAGGCTCTTCCAGATGAATCAGACGAATTTCTAAAAATGTTTGTAGATACGGATACGGGGAATGCCATCAACATGAATCTGTTTCAGCGACGCATATTAGGTCTAACCTCCTATTTCCGAAGTGCACAAGAACAATTGTTGCCTCGATATGAAAAGACGGAGACGGGAGATATATACCATATTGTGAAAACGGGAATGACCCCTCATCAATTTGGCGTGTATGAGAAAATACGCAAAGACGAGGCCGATCGCGAAAAGAAGGCGAAGAAAATGCAGCGAACACAGGCTTCAAAGGAAGACGGTTTATATAATATTGCAACGACCTACCGAATCTTTTCACGCGCAGCGTGTAATTTTACGTTTCCCGAGTCGATTGTTCGTCCAGTGCCGATTATTAAAGAGAACGAAGAAGTCAACGAGAATGCATTCGACGTGATGACAGAACAACCCGAAGACGTCGATGACGAAACCGAAAAAGTAGAAACGGTGATAACGGATTCCGAAGCATCCAAATATGCGAAGAGAATCGAAAGGGCCTTAGCGGACCTGAACGTTCATATAGATGGCACAAAGGTCAGCAAGTTTTTATCAAAGGATGCCTTGCCGATATATAGTCCCAAGTTCGCAAAGATCTTGGAAAATCTTTCTTCGCCGGAGAACGAGGGTCTACATTTATTGTATAGTCATTTCAGAACCATTGAAGGCATCGGGATCATGCGTCTTATTTTGCTTGCAAATGGTTTTGCTGAATTTAAGCTGCAAAAAACCAGCACGGGTTGGGAAATCGTCGAGACCGAAGAAGATGCCGGCAAACCGAGATTTGTGTTGTATACAGGAACGGAAAGTGCCGAAGAGAAAGAGATTATCCGCAATGTCTACAACGGTAGCTGGGAATTTGTGCCACAGAATATGAATGCCCAACTACGCGCGCGTGCTGAAAACAACAATTATGGTGAAATTATTAAACTAATCATGATCACATCGTCCGGCGCCGAAGGTATCAACTTGAAAAACACACGATTTGTGCATATCACCGAACCGTATTGGCACATGGTTCGTGTTGAACAAGTGGTTGGACGTGCACGACGTATTTGCAGTCATCAAGATTTGCCCGAGAATATGCGGACCGTGAAAGTATTCTTGTATGTTTCGACACTCACCGAGGAGCAAAAAACGAATGAAAAAAATATAGAACTACGTATTCGCGATGTGAGCCGACTCGATAAGAAAACCCCTTTATCAACAGACGAATCATTGTATGAAATTGCGAGCGTAAAACAACGTATTAATAATCAGATCCTGACATCGGTGAAGGAATCTGCGGTAGACTGCAATATATACTCTGCGCAAAAGTCGAGTAAAGATAGCGAGGAACAGTTAGTATGTTATGGGTTTGGAAAGATTGAATCCAATCAATATTCCTCTTACCCTACGTTCGAGAAAGACCAGAATGTAAAAGAAGGATTGGATGTTAAGAAAATACATTGGCGCGGCGTGAAGATTACATTCAATGGTTATGATTACGCATTGAATAAACAAACGAACGAAGTGTATGATATGAATAGTTATGTTCGTGCGGTAAATACTGGAAGTGAGCCCGTCTTAGTGGGACGACTCGTTCAGGAAAATGGCCAATACAAGGTTGTTAGATAGAATCTACCCGAGTGGTGGATGTAGATGAAGATATAGTTATAAGATATCTTCATCAGTGGATGATTTCTGTAGGATCCGTTTAGAATCTGCGTCTATTGAAGACAACTCCTTCCAATGTATACCAATAATTATCAACATTATCGACTACCTTGAAACTGGAACCATCGGCAAATACAATATCCACACATGCGTTTACAAAAACGTTGTTGGAAGCAATCGTATAAGCACCGGTCTGGTTCAGCTTAGTAATCTTTTTGTCTGACATTTGGCCAGCACCGTCAGATGCAAAGGTGGTTGCCGCTGCATCTGTATATATATTTATATTTACACCAGAATATAAACCTGTCTTCATCAGGTCATTGATATCTTGATTCATTTTTGAATAATTGCTCGTATCGATTTTAACAGCCATTCTATATATTAAATAAAGAAAAATAATCTCACTAAAATAAATGCACCAAGAAGATTATGCTAAACAATTCGGCCGTGTAATCACCTAAACAGACGCGCTAAGCAAACAATGAGTATGTGATGTATCCACCAGCAAATTAACGGGTCGAATGATTTTACAAACACACGAGATTACCGAAATGACGGATAAATATTTTACGAACAAATGACTTAAAATTGTTATGGTATGAATAATAATCGGTATTTAAACGCGCTGACATAAAAATGAACGAAGAAAATAATGTATTAACGATTAAAACTGTTCAGATTCAGCCCATTCGTAATATGATCACCGCAGTAAAGGATATTCTCACAGATTCTACCATCACATTTACAAAGGATGGCATGAAAATTATTAATTTCGATAAAACACATACGATCTTGGTGAATGTTGCATTGCATGCCCACAAGTTCGAATATTATGTATGTGATCCAGAGAAAATTATCGTTTGTGCAAATACGTTGCATTTATTCAAGGTTATTTCAACCATGTCGAATGACGATACCCTATCCATGTATATCGACAAAGCTGACTATCATGACGGAATTGTCTCTCATTTAGGGTTGCAATATGATAATGGCGATATTAAGCAATGCTATAGTCAAAAGTTGCGGTTGATCGAGCCCGACATGGAAGAGTTGGTTGTGCCAGATGTCGAATATTCGACCGTTATTAACCTACCCACCACGGATTTCCAAAAGATTATTCGCGATTTAAATGGTATTTCGGATCGTATTGAGATCAAGTCCGTCGGAAACGATTTGATATTTTCATGCGAAGGTAATTTTGCCAGTTCGCGCATCTATCGTTCCGAATCGGATGGAAACATGGAATTCTTACAAAAACCAGATGCATCGGTTATCATCCAGGGCGAATTTTCATTGAAGAGTCTGAGTCATTTTATTAAATGCACGCCTCTGTGCACGCAATTAGAAATGTATTTGGGCAACGATTTACCGCTGATTATTAAATATGACGTTGCTTCCTTGGGCGAGATTCGTCTGTGTCTTGCGTCATTACCCCCTGCATAAATTCCATTAGATGTATCATGTATTCTTTAGCCAATATTCTGGTGTAATATGTGCACAAATTCTACCCATATAATATATAAAGTTATAGTAGTTTATGAATATAACTTTATACAAGGATCAAATTCAGCAAGACTATGTTCGCTCTTATGACGAAATGATTTCTCATGCATTGAAGATGATCCATATTGTTTTACGCCCAAACAGATATGCGTCGGTTGCCATGTCCGCACAATACGAAGTGAGTTGGGAGGAATGGCGAAAATGCATTCATCGGTCTCTATTCAATCACAAAGGGCGATCAAATTATCCTAGTATATTATCAAAGGATCGAAGCGATTCAACGCGAGTAAGCGTAAAACAAATACATACCGCAGGATCCAACTGTAGAAAAAGTAATGGATTCAATGGTAAATATATTCCAAAATCACTGAAATATAATCCGTATAGCCTGCCAGCAGATCGACAGAATGCATTGAACGCCTACCAATTTTTACTCATCTATGAAGCGAATACCTATAGTCAGAATGTGATCCGCAAATATCTGAAAAAATACAATGTATCGTGT